CGCACCACCAATCATCCATCGAGCAGAAAGAAGATCCGCATGGCTCGCAAGACCGACAAGGAATGCGCCCAGGCCCTGATCGCCGCCGCCGTCATCGCCAAGGGCGACCCGGTCGCAGCCAAGACCAACACCCTCGCCAGCGGCCTGAGCCGCGACGAGATGGCCCGCGGCGCCGCCTACATCCAGTCCGGCCAGAAGGTCACAGGCCGCTGACCCGAGCTCAACGGAAGGAGCCCTGATGGCCCTGCTCAAGAACGAGACCGGTAAGCCGTGCCAGGCCTGCGGCCACCCGACCACCAAGGACGACCCGGCCGTGAAGACCCGCGACGGCTACCGCGTCCACAAGTCCCACACCACCGACCCGAACAGCGGGCTCTACGGCGACCGCAAGGGGCTGTTCCGCCGCTGACCGGCCGCTCGAACCCACACCAACCATCGAAAGGACCATCCCATGTCCCGTCGTGACCGTGACAACAAGGGTGCGAGTGCCAGCGAGCTCACCTCCCGACACCTCCAGCGGATCGGCCGCACTGTGGCCGGCGAGCGTGGCAGCCGGATCGCGAACCGCGTGTCGGAGGCGATCGGCTGCGGCCGGATCGACATCTGCGACGACCCGAACTGCCCGAACTGCGCGCCTGTCGACTAGCCGCAAGCCCGGCCTGTTCCGCCGGTGACCACCCACCTAACCCCAATCCGAGAGGACCGAACCGTGGGCATCTACGACAGCAAGATCCGCAAGGAAGAGCAGGCAGTGCGCGACGCTCGCCTCGCGCTGGCCGACGCGAAGTTCAGGGGAGATGCGGGGCGCGCCCGCCAGGCCGCTGAGGCCGTCGACGTCGCCCTCGACAACATCAGCGCGCTCAAAACCATGGAGAAGTACCGGGCGACGGACTGACCGACAAGCCGCTGAGCACCACCTGCAACTCACCCACGAGAGGAATCTCAGCCCATGTTCGGACGCCAGGCATCGCAGGCCGCTGACTTCATCGCCTCCGCTGCGATCCGCACGGGCCGCAAGGTGGCCGGCGAGAAGGGCGCTGACACGGCGAACCGGATCACCGGCAGCCGCTTCGAACGCTGCTCCGACAACTGCGGCAACTGCAACACGCACCGCTGACCGTAGCCCTCGGTCCGCGTCTCGCACGCGGGCCCTGGCCCTCGATCAGCAACCCCCACCATCCGCTTCGACCCTCCGTGAGGTCGTCATGCTCCGAACCATCCTGCTCACCACGGTGAGCCTGTATCTGATCGCCGTCGGCTTGTGGCCGGCCGCCGCGGCACCGGTGTCGCTCGCGGTCGCCGGGCTGGCTGTGCTCGTCGGCCTGGTCCCCATGTACGTGTGGGCGTTGGCCGCAGGCGTCGTGTGGATGCGTCACCGCCGGACCGCGCCCGTGCTGGTGGAGGCCGTCTGATGGGCCTGTTCCGTCGCAAGACCGTGTCGGCCGCGAAGAACGGCGGCGCCTACTTCGACAGTCAGGGCTGTTTCGTCGACCCGGGCGCCGACCGTCCCGGCTGGGACTGCGCCCGATGCGGCGCTCACAACCCCACCAACCCCACCCACTGCGAGTGCGGGGCCCATGCCGGGCTCGCCGCCATCCGCTGACCAACTGAGAGGAGTGATCACCTGTGCCCGCCATCGACATGATCAAGAGGGGCGACTGTCTGACGCCCGCCGCCCCGCCGGTCTGCTGCCACCGGCCGATGCAGCTCTGCAAGGGCATCCTGGGCCCGCTTTGGGAGTGCGTGGTCTGCGAAGACGGCATCTACGTCACCACCAGCGGCCTGGTCCTCGACGTGATGAGGAGCCACTGATGACGCCGCGCATGTGGATCTCCTACGCCGTGCCGATGGCGCTCGCCGGCATCCCGGTTGCGCTCCTCGCCTACTTCGCCGGCCTGCCCCCGCTGGTCACGGTCGGCATCGGGTACGGCGCCGCCCGCCTCGTCTACGAAGTCCGTGAGCGGCGCGCCGAGACCAAGGCGGCCCGCCGTGCACCGCAGCAGTCCTCCTCCCGACCCCTCTGATCGTCACCACCTACCTGATCACCCACTGTCCAGAAGGGATTCATTCGCCATGACTGCCAGCCCGCCGATGGTGAACGGCCACGCCCGGCCGCCCGCCCCGCCTGTGCTGGGGGACTGGCAGCCGATAGAGGCCACCCCCGCAACACCGTCCGATTCCACGCCGGTTGATCCGCCGGTTGGGAGCGAGCTGGTCGCACAGGCCAAGGCCGAAGCGATCCGCGCCCAGGCCTGGGCCGAGTCTGAGGAGCGCCGTCTCGCGGCCGAGGCGAAGAGGGAAGCCGAGGTCAAGATCGCTGAGGCTGAGGCTGATGCCATCCGCACCAAGGCCGAGGAGGAAGCGCGCCGGCTGCGGCTGAACAGCGACAAGATCGAGCGCAAGGCTCGCGAGGAAGAGGCTGCCAGCCAGGCGAGGATCGCCGAGTCCAACCGGGAGCGTGCCGCATCCGAACGCGCGCAGAAGCAGGAGACTGAGGAAGCCGAGCGGGCCCAAGCCGAGCAGGCCGAGCAGGACCAAGACGTCGCTAAGGCCGATGCGAAGTGGCGTGGCTGGGCGATCGCCTTCTACGCCCTGTGCGTGGCCGTCGCCATGCCGGTGCAGATCTCCGCGTTCTGGAACCCGAACAAGCCGTGGATGGCGGGCGCCCCGGTCCTGCTGGAGATCGCCGCCCTGGTGGTCGCGTTCGGTACTGCGGCGGCGGTGGCGAACAAGCGGCCGTTCTGGCACTTCCGTCTGATCACGTGGGTGCTGGCGTTCATCGCGGCCAGCGTCAACTTCGGGCACGGCATCATGCAGTTCGACCTCGCCACCGCGATCGGCACGGCGCTCGCGTCCGTGTTCGGCCCCGGCGTGTGGGACCTCCACGAGCACGGTCGGATCCGCAAGAGGGACGGCGTCCCCACTCGCCGAGAGCGCAAGGCATCCGAGAGGGCCGCGAAGACGGAGGCCGCAAAGAAGGCCGCCGATGAGGCTCGGAGGGCCGTTGAGAAGGCGGCTGCTGAGCAGGCTGCTGCCGAGAAGTTGGCGGCTCTGACCGAGCTTCGCAAAGAGCACTTCTCGAAGGTGTGGGACTACGCCGTGAAGCTCGCGACGGACCTCGGCGAGCTGGATCCGAACGCCGTCTGGGAGCGCGCCAAGTTCGACGTCGAGGGCGCCAAGCCGGGCGAGTCCGCGGAGGCCCTGCGGATGCGCAACGCGGCCACGGCGAGGGTCGAAGCGGCCCGTCTGAGCAAGCCCGTCAACACCCTCAGCAAGACCACAAACGCGCAGCGTGCATCGCAAATGCCCCCCTCCAAGAAGCAGCGCGTTTACAACCCGCCCGCGAGGCCCGGACGGCGCACCACGGGCGACACCCAGCAGTACGTGGCAGCCGCCCGCCGCCAGGCCTCCATCGCCGCCAAGAACGCTTCCGAGAAGAAGGGCTGAGTACCCCCACATGGCCACCCCGCTGTACGACGAGCGGCCCGCAGAGGCCCCCACGCTGACGCTCGTCAAGAACACCGTCGACACCGTCCCAGAGATCGTCTTCAAGGACGACGAGGCGCCGTCCCGGTCCTGGAGGGAGTCGGCCCGCACGGTCGCCGGCCACACCAACCGGGTCGCCACCGTCGCCCTGCTGCCGCACACCTTCCGCGGCTACCGGCAGCTTGGGCGGCGCTGGCTCGACCGCTACCGCGACGACTACCCGCAGTTGATTGCTTCCACCGACCGGGCCATCCGCGAGGCCGACGGCGACGTGGGCACGGAAGGCAGGCTCAAGGAGCGCCGGAGCGAACTCCGTGCCGAGTACAAGCGGCATCGCAAGAGGTTCGTGGGCAAGACCGCGGGTGTTGCCGGAGCGGTCGGCGGGGGAGTGGGCGTCGGCGTTGTCACTGGCAGCCTCTGGATCGATCTCCTCGTCCCGCTGGGCCTGTACGGTATCGGCGCCTTCCACGGCCGTGACCGGGGTGACGCCTCAGCAGAGATTGTTGTCGGCCAGGACTCGCAGGACTCGACTGGGGCGGCTCCGCGCGATCCTGCCCTGGTGCGAGGTGAGGCTGACCTGGTCACCGCCTTGGTCAAGGCCGGGATCATCAGCGAAGCCCAGCGCGACGAGACCCACCTCGTCGGCATCATCCAGCCTGCCGGCCCCGGGTGGACCGCCACCATCGAGCTGCCCGGCGGCATGAAAGCGTCGTCTGCGATCTCCCGCGCCGAGGAACTGGCCTCGGCGCTGAGGGTGAAGAAGTCCCAGGTAGAGATGCACGCCGACAGCTCCGAAGAGGGGCACGAGGGACGCGTCGTGCTGTGGGTGGCGAACGAGGCCAACCCTTACGGCACCGAGAAGGTGCCGTCGCCGCTGTTGACCCATCAGATGTGGAACTTCTGGGCGAACGGCGTCCCGCTGGGCACCGATGCCCGTGGGGTCCGGCAGATCCTGGAGCTGGTCTGGGGCTCGATCCTGTTGGGCGGTCTTCCCGACTACGGCAAATCGTTCCTGGCCCGACTGGTGGCTGCCGCGGCTGCTCTCGACCCGTACCTGACCGTCCATGTAGCTACCGGGAAGGCTGGTCCGGACTGGGCTGGCACCAAGCAGTTCGCCCGCTCATACGTTGCGGGCAACACTCCCGAGAAGGTTCTCGCCTTCCTGGACCTGCTGAACGAGCTGATCGCCGACATGCAGCAGGTCGGCGTGCGGCTGGAGCAGCTTTCCGAGGAGGCCCCGGAGCGCTGCCCTGAGGGCAAACTCACCCCCGAGCTGGCGGAGCTGTGGAAGCGCGGCCTGACTCTGCTGATCGTCGACGAGCTTCAGGAACTCCTGGACGCCGCCGCCATGATGAAGATCAAGACGGATGACGATCCGGAGAGCAAGGACCGCGGACGCAGCGGCAAGGACGTCCTGGTCGAGACCATCGCCCGGTATATCCGTGTGAGCCGGTACGCGGGCGGCATGGCCCTGCTCATCACCCAACGCCCGGACGCCAACAGCGTTCCCACTCTGCTGCGCGAGGTATGCCGCAAGCGGGCCTGCTTCCGGGTCAAGGGCGCCTCCAGCTCCCGGATGGTCCTCGGTGACGACGCAGTCGCCGCTGGAGCAGCTCCGCACCTGCTGCTCGACTCGCAGAAGGGCGTCGTCGTCCTGGACCAGGGCGGCGAAGAGGGTCACGTCACCCTCAAGACCGACTTCATGACGATCCCCGAGTTCCGCGAGATCTGCCTCCGCGGCCGTCAGTTGCGCATCGCCGCGGGCACGCTGACCGGGTTCGCCGCCAGGTACGGCAACGCGGTACCGGTGGTGGGCGGCCCCAAGGAGTTGCTGGCCGACTGCCTCGCTGCTCTCGATGCTGCGGGTGTCGATCGGGTTCGCAGTGTGCGTCTCTTTGAGCTGCTGATCACCTTCCGGCCCGATCGGTACCAAGGCCTGACTGAGCCTGTTCTGCAGGCTCGCCTCCGGAAAGCGGAGGCGGGCGTAACTCGCAAGATCGGCGCGCTCGATGGCCTGACCAACGCGAACGGCTACACCCGTGAGCAGCTGGCCGAAGCGCTCGCCAAGTAGAGCAAATCACCCGGTCAACCCCCGGTCGCGACCCGGTCGGCACCCGAGATGCCCCGGTATGTCACCCGGTCGAGCGGCGAGCCAACCCGGTCGCCCGACCGGGTGCCGAATGAGGCGACCGGGTTCCAAACCACCGCAAAAACGGCATCGACCGGGTGTCGACCACCCACCAGACCGCCCATACCAGGGCAAACCACGTCACTCATCAGACAGGAGATCACTCATGCCCGGACAACGCTGGGAGCCCACCCGGAGGGGCGCCAAAGCCCTCAATCGCTGGCTCACCGAGAACCACCGCAACGGCAAGAGCATGACCGTGTATACGGTCAGGGAGATTTCCACCAAGATCAGTCCGGTGCCCCGACCGCCTTACGTGTACCACGAGCACGAGTTCACGTCGCGCAGCTCGTTCACTGCCGAGTGGATGACCAGCCACATGTCCGCGTCTGGGCTCCTTGCCCAGGAAGGGATCGTCTACGAGTTCCCGCCGCCGGGTGTCCCCGAGGTCGGCGATCCGGGCCCGAGCTGCCCGCCGCCGAACGCGGCCGAGGTCCACGGCTGGATCAACACCAACTACTGATCAACCAACCCGAGGAGAACCCGTGGCCACCAGGCAGGAACTGCTCGCGCTCGCGGCGAACACGGAGAACCTGATCGCGAAGCTTGACGAGCCCGACGAGTTCCAGCTCGTACAGCGCGACCGGATTGTCAGCGCCGCGTTCGCCGTCGGAATCACCCGCGCGGAGATCGAGCGCGCACGCCAGGCCGCGCAGTAGCTCAGCCGGGGCGCCCCGCATCGCCTGGACAGCACCGGGGCGCCCCTTCCACCCACCACGCGCCAAGCGCGCAGAAGGCATGCCCACATGACCACGATCACCCGCGCGCCCGCAACCCGGGCGCCCGCCCTCACCCTCGACGAGAAGCTCGCCCTCGCCTCCCTCACCATGGACGACCGCATCGCCCAAGCTGGCGCCGCGATCGCCGTCAACACCGCCCACATCCCGGCCGTCGACGCGCTGTCCGAGATCACCATCCCGCACCTGCCGCAGACCGCGGTCCCCTGCCCGTACCGGACGCCGATCGCGACCATCCTCTGGCAGGCGCGCCAGTTGCTGGAGCGGCGCGGCTGGTGTCAGGGCGCCCGGAGTAACGAGGCCGGCGCGGTCTGCCTGGAAGGCGCCATCCAGTACGCGGCGCCCGGCAGCGATCAAGTCTGGGCCGCGCTCGGCCTTTTGCTCGAAGCCATTCGTCGTGAATTCCGGGATGCCCAGTCCGTGCCGCAGTGGAACGACGAGCACGGCAGCAGCTTCCTGGCCTTCCGATTCCTCGACCAGGCCGCCCAACTCGCAAGCGACCGCAACCTCTAGGAGAAGACATGCCCAAGAAGCAGCCTCCCGCCGAAGACCAGAACCGCGACGACCTCGTCAAAGTCTTCTCGCAGGCCGCCACTCGCGCCCACGACAAGGGCAACGAATCCGCCGCGCACGGCCTCACCGTCGCCGCTCTGAAGCTGATGACCGGGAAGAAGGACTGAGCATGGGAATCAGCATCAGCCACGGCGGCCCGGCCCGTCCGCCGTCCGCCACGGTGATCGGCAACCTCGGCCAGCACCTCGCCCACGTCCTCAGCGCCCGCGAATGGCGGGAGATCTCCGACCTGTTCGGCGGCCGATTCGCCGACGTCGCCAGCATTCCCCCGCATGAGGCAGGCCGCATCGGAGACCTCCTGCACAAGGCAGCACGGCACCGGCTCATGGACCGGGAATGGGGGAGTCTCGCCGTCGAGATTGGCGACGCCGCCCGGCGTGCCGCGCGAGCCGGACAGAACTGGGAATGGCGGTAACCATGGCCGAGATCACCATCCACGACGACCAGCACCCCGACGGCCGCCCCGCCACCGACGACGAAATCGCCGACCTCATCATCGGCGCGGACACAGCCCAAGACGTCCTGAAGCTGTTCGCCCACATGGAAGCCGCCGACGGATTCCACGTCCGCCACCCCCATAAGCCCATCCCCGACACCCGCAACGAGCCGTAGGAGAACCTGATGCCCGACGTCTGGAACGGTCAGCGCCTGCGGGATCGCCGCCGGACCTTCACTGAGATCCACTACCGGCTGTACGACCGCCGCACTGGCAACCTGCTCAGCTTCAACTCGACGAACAACATCGACGGCATGGTCACCGACGTGCTCCGTACTCAGCAGGAACACCCCAACGCCCAGATCTACGCCGTCGAGTACGACGGCCCCGCCTGACAGAAGGAGACCTGTAATGCCCACCACCAGCTACGGCTACGAACTTTCCGTCGCCGACGACACTGACATCGACGACGTTCCGGTCTGCTGCGGCGACGACATGACCGGCAAGGACACGGAACGCGGCGGCCGTGACTACACGTGCGGTGACTGCGGAACCGTCGTCGCCATCGCGGCCAGCGGACTCGTCAACGACATCTACGAAGGCTCCGCAGCCTGACCACCCGGAAACACCGAGGCCCCGCACCGGATCGACCGGGCGGGGCCATCGTCACGCGTCGGGCTCCTCGTCCTCCCGGCGCGCAGGGCCTCCTTCAGCGAACGGGACGTGCGGGTCGATGTGGTCGATCAGGCCGCACACCAACACCTCGCCGTAGCTGTCGAGCGGCATGCCATGGTGTGCAACCATGGCGCGCTGTTCGTCGGCGAGTTCGTGTGCGACCGAGTCCACCAGGGCGTCGATAAGGTCCTCGGCGCGCTCCTCGGTCATGCCCGGGTTGCCTCGGAGGATCTCGCGGAGGACCAAGTCGCGTGCGTTCGGCTCGCTCACGTGGGCTCCTCGTCCGGGCGCGCCGGGCCCTCGCCGTAGAAGCCGTCCATCTGCACGTTCAACTCGGCAAGGTCAGGGTGCTCAGCAAGCTGGCGCACCTCTGACTCGGTGAGCAGCTCGGCGAGGCGCCGCATGGACCGGGTGGCCAAGGCCGCTTCAGCGGCCATGTCCAACTCGTCGGCCCGTTTCCGGTGCAGGCCTGCCAGGATGCGCAGCTGGCGCGCTCTCAGCTCATACCGGTCCGGCCGCTCGCTCATGCGGTCTTCTCCTCGCTGTTCGCCGGGCGGTCCGGCAGCTTGGCGCCTGGGCGTCCGACGAACCATTCCCACAGTGCGCGCGTGACCTTGCTGCGGTCGCTGTTCACGGCCTGGGCGGCGTGGTCGAGGTCGGTCCACAGGGTCTCGTCGACTCCTCGGATGCCTCGGAGTTTCTCCTTGTGTTGGTTGGCCATGGGGAGATTCTGACAGGTGGTTGACCACCCGTCCAGCCTGTGTCATATTGGAGGTGGTTAACCACCCGTGAACAGGGTGGACAACAAGCCTAGGGGGGATCTGATGAGGCACACCAAGAACGAAACCCAGAACCAGACCCTCACCCGCCTCATCACCGCCCTCGACCGCCAGCAGCCCGTCACCATCACCGCCCTGAAAGAGGAGAAGGACGACAATGGCCGCAAGACCGGCCGGCTCGTCGAGACAGTCCGCACCATCGAGATCTACGACTTCTACGTCAGCGACGCCGGCAACATCCTCATCAAGGCCATGGACCGCGAAACCGGCGAGCGCCGCGAGTTCCGCCTCGACCGCCTGATCTCCTACACGGTCCACCGCACCAGCTACACCGTGGCCCGGCCGACCACCGACGAGCCGAAGAAGCACCCCGGCACCGGCCTCGCCACGGTCGTGGTGCTGTACCCCGTCGACCTGCCCATCACCGCCCGCGTCCAGCTCCTCGCCGACGCACTCGCGGCCTGAACGGAGAACGACATGACCATCGAATACGGAGTCTTCGAGGACGGCGCCTGCATCGAAGCCGGATTCCACGGTGAGATCGGCAAGGCCGCAGCCGAAGCACACATGGCCGCCCTGATCGCCGCAGACCCGGACATGGCCGACGCCTACCAGGTCACCGAGATCTGCCTCGACCACGACGAGCAGCCCGCCAACGGTTGCGAGGGTTGCTACGCCGATTGCCCCCAGTGCGGGGAGCCCCTCAGCAGCACGGTGTGGATCGCCAGCGAACACCGCCCGGACTGCCCCCGACACGATCCGCACTTCTAGACCACCCGCCCCCGGCTCTTCGGGGCCGGGCCCCCGCTGACCCCCGCCCTACGCTCAACCCACCGCCGAAAGGACCCCCATGCCCAACCCCGAGTTCGAACGCGAAGTCGCCTACATCGGCGGCCCCTGGGACGGCCAGACCCGGTGGGAGCCGAAAGCCTTCTGGCCGCCGGCGAACCAGATGCCCAGCGGCGAGCGCGGGCTCACCGGATCATGGCCCGATGCGTGGCCCGCGGACGAGCCCCGCTACATGCCGGAGATCGTCAGCGGCCCGACCGGATGCACCGTGCGCATGGTGTGGGCCGCACCCAACGACCCCCACGCCCCGGCGCTGATCGAACGGCCGCCATCCCTGAAGGACTACAGCGACTACGACTACGACGACTGAGGGGTCCCGATGCGCGAACACGAGTGGATCAACACCCCCGAAGCCCGACAGCGGCGCGGCGAGCGGTCCCTGTTCGCCATCGAGGACGCCATCCACGCCCTGAACAACGGAAAGCCCATCCCCGAGAACGCCGAACGCGTCCTCGCCGAAGTGAGCCGCGAGACCGCACGCGCCTCCGCCTGGCGCATGCTCACCCGGACGGACTGGGAGCCGACCACCGCCGAATGCGCACACGACGACCGGGAGTATTTCGGGCGCGAATACGACGACGAACCCGACGAAGACTGACCGCCCCGTCCCGCGCCCGCTCCCGTCTGGGGGCGGGCTTCGGCGTGCGGCCGTCGAATGGATCGTCACAACACGGTCACACCACCTCCGTGAAACCTGCCGATAGCTCACCATCACCCCCATGAAACGAACCCTCACCACCACCACCTGCGCCGCCCTACTCCTGGCCGCGCTCACCGCATGCAGCTCCTCCAGCAACACGGACTCCGCGAACAAAGCCAACAACGACAGCGTCGCGCCAGCCGCCGACAAGCCGCTCGATGCCAGTACCGCCTTCACCAAGCTGTCCGCGAAGGTCACCACGGCGAAACTGTCCGACGTCGTCACCGCCGCCAACGACGGCAACCACCTCCTCGGCCGGCCGGGTCAGTACACGTCGAAGGTCGACTTCACGGACAGCCGGGTCCAGGCGTCCGACGTGGCCGGTACGGAGAAGGGCGACGTCAGCCGCGGGGGCTCGATCGAGGCGTTCGCGACGGCGGCGGACGCGCAGACCCGGGTGAAGTACGTCGAGACCGTGACGAAGAGCATGCCGGCGCTCGCCGAGTACGACTACGTTCACGGCACCGTCCTGGTCCGCGTCTCCCACTACCTGACCCCGGCGCAGGCCGGGGAGTACAAAACGGCGGCCGACGGAATCGGCTGAGACGGGCGCGTGGGCGGCGCGCATACTGGCGGCATGAGCGAGCAGCATCCAATGGTCGGCCACACCCTCGCCTCCAACGACCCGCAGCCGCCCGCGGGCACGGTCGTCCGGGACGACTGCGGCACCGTGTGGGAGAACGACGGCCATTACCTGGTCTGCTGGGTCGAGCCCGACGCCGAGGTCCACGACCCTGAGTCCTGGACGAAAGTCGCGGGGAATTATGGGCCGGTCACCGTCATCGAATGGGGCGACGAGCGCGTCGACGAGGCGATGCGGGTTTGGTCGGCGACCCGCTGGTGACGGCCCCGGACCGCATGGTGGTGTGGCTGCGGGAGACGCTGGACGCGGCTCGGCGGGACGCGGAAGCGGCGGGCGGCGGCGAGTGGAGCGTCGAAGACGCCCGGCTTGTCGACATCCGCGGCGGCCAACTCGTCGAGACCGCACGCGAGCCAGGCACACTCGTCGTCGGCGACGGCCGCCGAATCGTCACCGGAACCTCGGCAGTCCTGCCACACATCGCGGCCAACAACCCGTCCGCCGTGCTGCGCCGGATCACCGCCGACCGGAAGATGCTGGACGCCCTCCTCGCCAAGCGGCACAACGTCGTCGACGATCCGGCGTACACATGCCCCGCAGCCACGAACGAGCACGACGGCGGCCAGAACTACGACACAGGCCCATGTAACTGCGGCCGGGACGAATGGGCAGCGCGATACGTCCGACTGCTCGCCGAAGGCTGGGGCTGGACGCCCGAGGAGACGACGACTCAAAACCCTCAACTGCAACTTGACAGTTCACCTGTACCGAAGCCATGATCTGCTCAACTAGCCTTCGTGCGCTTTGAGGCCCGCCACACTGGTGGGCCTCTCGCCATTCCCGGGGAGGTGCCCATGCCTCCCGGCTACGTCTCCGCATCCGACGCCGCCTACTACGCGGGCGTCCCCGTCGGCACCATCTGGCGCTGGGCATCCGAGGGCCGCATCGGGAAGATCGGCCGCGGTAAGAGCGCCGGCTACCTCGTGTTCGACCTGCCGAAAGCTCACCGCGACGAATACACCCGCCAGCTGATCGAGCCCGGCATCGCGCCGCCGCTGCCCACCGGAGCGAAGGCCGCCTGATCGTCCCGTCGTCCGCGTCCCCCGTCGCGGCGGCGGGACCCACCCACAGGAGGTGCCGATGCGACGCCTCCTTGCCACCGCCGCCGGTCTCGCGGCCCTGCTCGTCGGCTTCACGGCGCCGACGGCCGAAGCGACACCGACCTGGCATCTGCGGTTCGCCGACGGCTTCAACACGCCCGTCGCCCGCGGCCGGTTCACGGGATGCGATCACAACACCGACACACCGCAGGCGTACTGCTCCGGCCTGCCGGCCAGCGTCCGCAGCGCATGGTGGGCGTACCCGGCCGGCTGGCCCGACACGGCGACGCAGCGCGGCTACCCCGTCGGCGGCTACTACGACCCGGCGACCACGCTGTCCATCAGCCCCTCCCCATGGGGCGACGGCCAGCTGCACATCCGCATGTGGCGGGGCGCCTCCGGCCCGGTGCACAGCGCGACCGTCGTACCTAAAGCGGCGATGGGGCTGCGGTACGGCAAGTACGAGGAGCGCTTCCGGGTCTCCCATGTGGCGACCGGCTACAAGTCGGCTCACCTGCTGTGGCCGGTGTCGAACGATGCCTGCCCCAACTGCGAGATTGACTTCCCGGAGCTGGAGTGGACCGGGCAGATCTCGGCGTTTGCCCACCACCGCGACAGCATCGGCGGAGACCAGGACGCCTACGACACCGGCAAGACCTGGACGTCGTGGCACACCAGCGACATCCTCTGGCAGCCCGGCAGCGTCACCTTCCTCCTCGACGGCCACGTCGTTGGGCACTCGACGACCGCTGTGCCGAACACGCCGATGGACTGGGACATTCAGAACGAGAGCGCGCTCGACGGATCCTCCGCCGCGCCGAACTCTTGGGCGCAGATGGACATCACCTACGTCAAGGTCTGGTCGTACTCCTGACCCGCAGACTCCCGCCGTGTGCCGCCCACTCGCTCGCGGCCGGCAGGGACCGCCCGCGCCGAGGGTCGCGGGCACTCTCGCGGGCCCGGACGACTCTGCCGGGCCCGCGAGAACAACCCCGATGACCCTGCTGCCCGGACCACCCACGCCTGCCGGGCAGCAGGCCACCCCGCCGGAGCGGCAACCGGCAGCCCCTCTCACCAGCGCGAGCCAGGCGCCCGCCAGCACAAGAGGACCCCGTCATGCCCAAGCCACTCCCGGAGGAGAAGCGCGCCGCGATCCTCGAAGACATCCAGGCCGGCGAGAAGTCCCGGAACCAGATCGCCCGCGACCATGGCGTCTCCGTCTCCACCGTCACCGGAATCGCGAAAGCCGAGGGGCTGACCGAGGCCTTCGATCGGTCGCGGACCGAAAAAGCCACGCGCGCGAAGGCTGTCGACGTCAAAGCCCTGCGTGAGCAGCTGAAGCTCGATCTCCTCGAAGACGCGCAGCGGCTGCGGCGGCGAGCTTGGAGCCCGTATCAGGTTGTCGTGTCGACGCCGCAGGGCGCGGACGTCGTCACCATCGACGAGCCGCCGCTCGGCGAGGCCCGTGCCGCGTACACGGCAATCGGTATCGCGATTGACAAGAGCCTCGTGCTGGAGAAGCACGATTCGACGGGCGGCGACAGCGGCGCTGGGAGCATGCTTGATGCGCTCGCCGAGGGCATCCGCCGGTTCGCGCAGTCCAACGAGCCGCCGGCCGCAGAGTCGGAGGGGTCGGGGGAGTGAGCCTCGATCTGCCGCTGTCCCCGAAGCAGTTGCGGTCGATCGCCGAGTCGGAGCGGCACCGGTTGTCGATCTGGTCGGGTGCTGTGCGGTCGGGGAAGACGATCGCGTCGCTGGTGGCGTTCCTGCTCGCTGTGAACTGTGCGCCCGCGTCGGGGCTGATCCTGATTGTCGGGCGCAGCCTGCAGACGATCGAGCGGAACATCATTGAGCCGCTTCAGGACGTCAGCCTGTTCGGGCCGCTCACCCGGCTCGTGCACCACACCCGGGGCGCGACCACGGCGGTAATCCTCGGCCGGACGGTGCACTTGATCGGCGCCTCGGATGCTCGTGCCGAGGGCCGGATCCGTGGTGCGACTGTCTGTCTGGCCCTGGCCGACGAGGTGACGCTGCTACCGGAAGGCTTCTTCAACCAGTTGCTTGCGCGCCTGTCGGTGCCGGGTGCCCGGCTGATCGGGACGACGAACCCGGACGGGCCGGCGCACTGGCTACGGAAGAACTTCCTGCTCCGCCAGGGTGAGCTGGACCTGGCGACCTGGCATTTCACGCTCGATGACAACCCGTCCCTTGCGGCTGCCTACGTCGAGGCGCTGAAGGCCGAGTACGTGGGCCTGTGGTACCGGCGGTTCATCGAGGGCGCCTGGGTTGCGGCTGAGGGTGCGATTTACGACATGTGGGACGAGTCCCGGCACGTCGTGGACCTGCTGCCGCCGATCACTGACTGGCTGTGCGTCGCAGTCGACTACGGCACCACCAACCCGCTGCACGCAATCCTGTTCGGTGTCGGCGGCGAGAACGATCCGAGCGGTATGCGCCGGGACTGCCTGTACGGGGTGTCGGAGTGGCGGTGGGACTCGCGGCAACGACACCGCCAGCTCACCGACCTGGAGTACGCGGACCGCCTGCGGGACTGGCTCGCTGGCGTCCGGTTTCCAGGTACGCACCTGCGTGGGCCGGCGCCGCAGCACTGGGTCATTGACCCCTCGGCCGCGAGCTTCAAGATCCAGGCGTTCCAGGCAGGATGGAACGTCGTGGACGCCAACAACAGCGTCTTGGACGGGATCCGGCTCGTCTCCTCGCTGCTGTCGGCCGGCCGGCTCAAGTTCTCGCGCGGCGGCTGCCCGGCGGTCATCGAGGAGTTCCCCTCCTACTCATGGGATGACACGGCGGCGGCGAAGGGCGAGGACAAGCCCATCAAGGTCAACGATCACGGGCTGGACGCCGCACGCTACGGGGTGGCCACGACAAGGGGCTTGTGGCACAACCGGATCCCGCTGACCGCGGCAGCCTGAGACCGCTGGGGGTGAGCCGTGGCAGATCCGAGCGAGTTGTGGGCGGCGAACGCAACCTCCGGATCCCAGTGGGTGACCTCGTTCACGCTGCAGAACGACGACGGCACGCTGATGGATATCACGTCCAAGACGTTCGAGTTCGTCGTCCGTGCCTCTGCGACCGACACGAGCCCCACCCCGCTCGTCAAGGTCACCAGCACAGGGGCAACGTCTCAGGGCTCCGTCACCGTCACTACTGCGGGCAGCACTGTGCAGGTGGTTCTCGCGCCGACCGCAACCGCCGGCATCCCCGCGACGGGTGCTTGGCATTCCCTGTGGATGGATCCTGGCCTGTCCGACGCCACAGTCGTTCTGTCCGGCCCGTTCTTCTGTCAGACCGCTCCAGCGTCGTGACCGGAGGGAGGCGTCAGTCGTGAACGTGATCGTCTCTTCGGGTGGCACCAGCGGGCCGCGCGGCAACGGATGGCTCTCCGGGACCGGCGCCCCGTCCAACTCGGTCGGTTTCGACGGGGACTTCTACCTCGACGTCACCGCCACCAACGTCTACTACGGGCCCAAGACCGCTGGAGCGTGGGGTAGCTCGCACGCGTTCACCGGCCCGCGCGGCAACTTCGGCGCCACCACCGATCCCACCGTCAACAGCGACAGTTCCGCCGGATACGGCGTCGGCTCCCTCTGGGTCAACACCAGCACCGGCCGCGTGTGGCTCGCCACCAACGTCACCGTCGGCGCCGCGACATGGGTCGAGCCGGTCAACGTCGGCAACACGGCAGGCGGGGACCTCGGCGGCGCCTACCCCAATCCGACCGTCACCAGCACGCACCTCACGGCACCGCTCCCAGTAGCCCAGGGCGGCACCGGGTCGGCCACCCAGAACTTCGTCGACCTCACCACCAACCAGACCATCGCGGGCAACAAGAACTTCACCTACTACACGACGATGCAGGCCGGGCAGGTCAACGGCGCCTTCAACCTGGTCGGCACCGTCGGATTCTTCGGCGCCACAGCAGCAGGCCGCCAGACGGTGACCGGCGCGAAGGGCGGCAACGCCGCACTCGCATCGCTGATCAGCGCGCTCGCCGCTCTCGGCCTCATCACGGACAACACCACCTGACCGAGGGGAACCATGCGGCGGACGCCACCGATCGTGGCCGGCGAACCTGAACTCCATTGCTGGTGTCAGGTATGTCAACTCCCGTCCCGTGTCCGGGTGCCGCTGCACATCGGCAGCCTCGGCGCACCACTGGGTGCCGTCCTGGAGATCTGCCCCGGCTGCGGCACGGGCCACGACCGACCATCGGTTGAGGTCGCTTCGTATCCGGCGCTGCCGCGGCGGCGCCCTCGCCCGCTGATCGGCTGCTGGCGCGCACTTCATGCCTGGGCCTGTCGCCGAAGCGGCCTCACGCCGCGCTTGTGTGCCTATGGCGACTGTGCTCGGCCGGGGCTTTTCCGGAACGAGCACGCCATCGAGGGCGCCGACGGCACGTGGCGCTTCGTCTTCTGCACTCGGGCTCACCGTCGTGTTTGGGCTGCTGAAAACGGCGTCGTCATCGCAGAGGATTGGGGGGATGCCGGGTGACCACGCCTGTCGTGGACAACAGGATGGCAATGCTCATCCCGACCACCAACCGTCCCTGGCCCCCGCCAGAAATGAACCCGATCACGTTCCAGTGGAGGATCTGGAATGCCTGGTGGTCGGGGGACAAGGACCAGCTGAGCTGGGTTTACTATAATTTGGGTGCAAATAGTCCGGTTGGTCGTTCTTTCTTCGCCACCACCGGCGAACCCGGCCTACCGATCCCGCGCCCGGGTCAGTTCCGTGGCGGTCTCCTCGGCAGCATCAACTACTCCTTCCATGGAAGCCCAGTCCCGCCTGGCGAGAAGCGCACCAAGATGCACGTGCCAATCGCCTCGGACATCGCGGCTACCAGCGCGGATCTGCTGTTCTCGAAGCCGCCTGTCATCACCGCCAGCAACCCGGCGAACCAGGATGCTCTCGACGAGTTCATAGACGACGGCTTTCACGCCAAGCTGCTGGAGAGCGCGGAGACCTGCTCGGCGCTTGGCGGCGTCTACCTGCGCACTGTGTGGGACACCGACGTGTCCGACCAGCCGATGATCGACGTGGTGCCTGCCGATACTGCGGTGCCGTATTTCTCGCACGGCAAGCTGATGGGCGTCACCTTCTGGCGGATCATCTCCGACGATGGCAGTGAAGTCGTCCGTCACTTGGAGACTCACGTTCCCGGACAGAACGCGATCTTCCACAATGTCTATGTCGGTGATCAGACTGACCTGGGGCGCGTGTACCCGCTCACGGACTTCCCCGAGACGGCGAGCTTTGCGCAGTACCTCAGCTCCGGCAATGCGATCACATTCCCGGACATGCCGTTCAGCGCGTCCACGGTCGTCTACATCCCCAACATGCTGCCCAACAAGCTGTGGCGTGACCTCGGCCCGCAGGTCGCACCACTGGGCCGCTCAGACTTCGCCGGGGTCGAGTCCATCATGGACGCCCTCGACGAGACGTACTCCAGCTGGCAGAGGGACATTCGCCTCGCCAAGGCTCGGCTGATCGTGCCGCAGCAGATGCTCGACAATATCGGCCGCGGCAAGGGCGCAGTGTTCGACCCTGACCGGCAGGTGTATTCGCCGATCTCGATGATGACGTCGGCGGGCGGCACGGGCGACATCATGGCCAACCAGTTCCAGATTCGCTGGCAGGAGCACCAGGCCACCTGCGCCGAGTACGTCAACCGGATCGTGCAGGGCGCCGGCTACTCAGGGCAGACATTCGGCGAGTACGACGGCACAGGCAGCGCGATGACGGCGACGGAGATCCGCGCCCGGGAGCGCAAGACCCTGATCACCCGGAACAAGAAGGTGCTGTACTGGCGGCCGGGCATCCGGGACATCTTGTACGGCTGGCTGGCGGTCAAGCGCAGCATCTTCAACGACGCGAGCGTCACCCCGGAGCGGCCCGAGGTCGAGTTCCCCGAGGTTGTGCTCCCGGACCAGTTGGAGCTTGCGCAGACTGCATCGACGCTGGCCATGGCCGATGCGGCCTCTAAGGAGACGCTCGTCCGGATGGTGCACCCGGACTGGTCCGAGGAAGAGGTCCGCAACGAGGTCCGCATGATCTACGCCGAGACGGGCCTCGACCTCGCCAACCGCGCCCGGGTCATGCTGCAGCCGCCGATGAACAGCACCGAGACGATCGCCCAGGAAATTCAGGAGCTCGCAGATCCCGAGTCTGCGCCGTCTGCGGCGTGGCTTGAGACCGGCGATACAGGCGACGAGGAGTAGCCATGGCTGCGGCCCGTAAGAAGACCCAGACGATCAAGTCCGCCGGGAAGAAGCCGATCACATTCGAGAAGGGCGGCCTTCACCGCTCCCTCGGCGTGCCGGCCGACAAGCCGATCCCCGCGAAGAAGGTAGCGGCTGCCGCGAAGGGCGCCTACGGGCCGAAGGCTCAGAAGCAGGCGAACTTCGCGCAGAACGTCCTGAAGACCGGCCGTAAGACTGCGGCGAAGAACCGCGGCAAGGGCAAGTAACCAGAGGAAGAAGGGGATCATCATGGCGATCGGGGACAGCGGCAAGGCCGTGCAGAGTTCCGTTCCGGGGCACGGCGCGCAGGACGCGTCCGACCGGGTCGGCAAGCACGTCCAGGGATCCGGGCCGATGCCGGGCACTGGTGACTGCGCCGGTCCGACCATGCAGTCCAACCAGCCCGCCACCTCGGGCGACGCGGACAACGACGGGATGTGACCGTCGTGACCACGGGCCCGGATGAGGCGCTCCCGAACGCGCCCGGCAAGCATGTGCCATCGATAGCGCCGGGCGCGGGTCCGCGTGACCTGTCCGGGGACCTGCAGCGGCACCGTGACCGGCCGGACGCATCCATGACGGAGCCGCCGGGCGGCTATCCGACCACCGTCGGCGGCAACCCGAATCCTCCCGCCGACCGGCAGGTGTCCGACGAGGAGTACACGGGCGTGGCAGTGCAGGCGCCGGGCCCGTACTCGCAGGGAACGAAGTGGATCGGCGGAGGAGCACGTTACTGATGGCCAGCAAGAAGACGAAGACGGTGAAGCAGTCGGGCGCGAAGCCGCCGAAGTCGGCTGTGCAGGATCTGTCGTCGCCCAAGACCGGCAAGTCGATCTTCGATCGTGCGGATGCCGGGAACCGGCGGCTGGGCAAGCGGGACCGGACGTGACTCCAGCGGACAACGTGCGCGCTGGCATGGCGTACATCAAGGACCGGTACGGCGACCTGCCGGTCCTTCAGCCGCCGCACCAGCCGAGTCAGGCCGATCGCCGGGAGTTCGTGTGCATCCGCTGCGGGCGTGGCCAGTGCGCCCGCTGCAACGACCGCGCCTGCACCTGCTGCTACGGAAACGAGGACTGATGGCCGACGCCGTCAAGTTCACCGATGCCGCCTCAGCCCAGGAAGTCCAACGCGAGTTCGGGGACGCCGTGAGAGTCGACCCCAACTCCCTCTGCCTGCTGGTCGAGACGTCCGAGGGAACGGTGCGCGCCCACTTCGACGACTGGATCGTCCGCATCGACAACAGCACCCTGCGCGTCATGAAGGCGGTGAACTGATGGGCCGCTACCGCAAGAGGCCCGTCGAGGTGGAGGCCATCCACTGGACCGGGCCCGAGAACACGGCTGAGGTCTTCGCGTTCCTCGGGCTGCCGCTCACGGATTCCCCGACAACGTTCTGCGCGGTCGACATGGGCGGCGTGAGCTACGAATGGGGCGACTGGATCGTCAAGCACTCCGATGGTCAGACGGCCCCGGTCAAGGCAGAGCACTTCACCAAGATCTATGAGGCGGTGAACTGATGGCCGCGATCGACAACGCCGCCAAGGTCCGCACGGCGATTCTCGCCGCGATCGAGCAGCAATGCTTCGGCGAGGACTACGGCGTCGACGTCAGCATGCAGCTCGCGCAGTCCCCGACCGGCGTGATGCCCGTCTGGGCGCTCATCTTCACGACACGGTCACCGCTGCTCGGCCGTGGACCCCTCGTGCACATCGCCACGATCCCGTCCGTCATCCCGAGCGGCGAGCAGATCGAGCAGGCCGTCACCGAGGGCATTAAGGGCCTGAGAGACCTGTCTACGAAGATCCTCACCGATGGCAACGCCGCTCCCATCCACTCCAGGTGACGACCGGGAGGACCACGCCCAGGCTGTCGCCGACCAGGTAGCGACGGTCGTCGCCAGCGTCGAGCTACTCCTGATCGCGACAATCGCCGGGCTCGGCCGCAAGACAGCCGCCGGCATGATGCCGGCAGCGTTGGCGGCCCGGCAGTTGGAGCGCACCGTTCGGGTGGTGGTCGCCCGAGCCGCACCGAGGATCCAGGCCGTCATCGAGGACGGCCTGCGTGGCGCCACAGCCCACACCGGGGCGGCGGACGACGAAGCACCTGACGTAGAGCCGCTCGTGCAGGCCCTCGACGCGGCACTCTCGACGGCCGCCGATAGCGCGCAGGATGCCCTCACCTCGATCACCGGAATTCCGGCGCCCGAGACCGTGAGCACTGCCGCCGAGGCCGTGCTGTCCCCGCAACGGCAGGCTGTCGAGCAGGCCATCGCGTCCACCCGCGGGGGCGCACCGTACAGCACCCTGTCGCTGTCCCGAATCCAGGCCGCGCAGACGGCCCTCAACGACCTTGCCGACCAAGGCATCACCGGCTTCGTCGACCGGGCCGGACGCCGCTGGAACCTCGTCTCCTACGTCGAGATGGCCACCCGTACCGCCGTCTCCAACGCCTGGGACGACCTCCAGGCCAGTGCCATGGCCCGCTCCGGCCTAGACCTCGTCGTGGTGAGCACGCACAGCACCGAAGGATCGTGCCGCCACTGCCTGCCCTGGCTCGGCCGCACTCTCTCCCTCACCGGATCCACCCGCGGCCTACCGACCCTTGAGGACGCCAAGGCCACCGGGTTTCGGCACCCGTCGTGCCGGTGCTATTGGACCCCGGTTGGCGCTGGGGTCATGGCGGACGTGACCAACCCGGTGCCACCCGACCGGGCCGTCGCGGTGTACAAGGCGAGCCAGCGGCAGCGGGCATTGGAACGGCGAGTCCGCGAGGCCGGACGCCGCATGAACGCCGCGATCACCCCGGCCGCCAGATCCAGAGCCCGCCGGGACCTCGCCACGGCCCGCGCCGCATCAGAGGCGCACCGCCGCAGGACCGGGCTACGGATGACGCAGGCCAGCGTCAGGCGTCGCGAGCACCCGCACCGGGCGCACTAGCCGCTGACGGGCCTTCCTTCCTCGCCTGTACGTGGGCTTGCTTGGTCTCGCACGGCCATGGCGCGCCGCAGAGACAGCAGTTGAGCAGTGAGCCTGGTCCCGAGAGTTCGCACTCAGCGTCGTTGCACCCGCCGCACTCGTAACGGTGCGGGTGGTGCTGGCCGATCTGGCATCTTGCCTGCCTGTTCACCGGCACCAGGGACCCGGCCAACCCGATGAACGTGGCTGGCTCGTCGCCATGCTCGATCCGCGTCATGGCCCGACCATACGCGCGACTTGGCGGCAAGCGTGCCACCCCACAGACCGCCCGCCCCAGCGGCGCGTTTCACCGCCCGGCCAGGAGCCGGGCTTCACCGATCGCCCCAGGAGGGCAATCATGTCCGAACCCGCCTCCGAGACCACGCCGGCCGTACCGCCCGCGCCGACTCCCGCACCGGAGCCGCCCGCAACGCCGCCGACACCCACGCCGGAATCCGTAACTCCGGCACCTCCCGCTCCCGCGCAGCCGCAGACGCCTGCGGCCAGCGTCGACGAACTTCCGCCGTGGGCACAGAGGGAGATCAAAAAGCTTCGTGATGAGAACGCGGGCAACCGTGTGCAGGCCAAGGAGAACAGCGACAGGCTCGCTGCCTTCGAGGCCGCGCAGGAGCAGCAGCGGCAGGCCATGGCGAAGGCGCTAGGTCTGGTATCCGACGAGCCGCCGACTGCGGAGCAGCTCACCGAGCAGCTCAATGCGACCAAGTCTGAGCGTGACGCGGAGCAGGCCCGTGCCCGGCAGACCGCTGTCGAACTGGCGGTGTTCCGTGCTGCTGCGGCTGAGCAGGTCGACGGCAATGCGCTCCTCGACTCGCGCGCCTTCGTCAGCGCCCTCGACGGGCTGGACCCGTCCGCGCCGGACTTCGGCCAGCAGGTCAAGGACGCCATCGCCACGGCGGCGGAGGCCAATTCGCGCTACAAGCTTGTTCCTCCCGCTCCGACGGCGCCTCCTGCTCCTGAGCCGCCGTCCGTGCCGAAGTCCGGGGCGGAGTTCGGTGCGCCGCCCCAAGGGCCGCGGCAGTGGACCGAAGCGGACGTGGCCGCAGCCACGCCCGCCCAGACTCAGGAGGCCATCAACAAGGGGCTGCTGGTGAACCTGGGCTTTGGGCCCAAGCGTTCCGCCAGGCGCTAGCAGCACTTTGCTCGCGCCGGACGCGCGGGCGTTTCTCGCAACGAAAGACGGCATGCACCACCGGGCGTGGTGGCCGGACGCAGTCAATCCGTTCACCGTGCCCATATAGGGCTTTCATGAAGGTGGTGAAGAATGTCTGTTTTGGCATTCAAGCCCGAAATTTGGAGCCGGGTGATCCTGGCCGCGCTTCAGAAGAACCTCGTGTTCGGCGGCCCCGGCATCGTCAACAACGACTACGAGGGCGAGATCAGCGGCCCCGGAAACGTCGTGCACATCACCCAGTTCGGCGACCCGGTCATCAGCAACTACACGCCGAACACCACTCTCACCTACCAGACGCTCAACGACGCCGGGCTCGACCTGAACATCGACCAGGCCAAGAGCTTCAGCTTCTCCGTGGACGACGTCGACCGCCGTCAGGCCGCTGGCGACATGCAGTCCTACCTCGAAGAGCGTGCGAGCTACAAATTGGCCGATGTCGCCGACCAGTACATCGCCAGCCTCTACACCGGCGTCTCGCAGAGCAACCAGGTCGGTTCTTCCGGGTCTCCGATCGCCCCGGCCCTGTACTCCAGCTCCACCCCGGCGGACTTCTACCAGAAGGTGCTCCTGCCTCTGAAGGTGCAGCTCAGCCAGGCGAACATCCCCATGCAGGGCCGCTACGTGGTGGTCCCGCCGTGGGCAGAGGGCCTGCTGGAGCAGACCCAGGCGTTCATCGCGATCACGGACATGCAGGGCCAGCCGTCCGAGGTGTTCCAGACCGGCATGATCGGCAGGGCCGCCGGGTTCGACATCTACGTCAGCAACAACGCGCAGAACTACTCGGGCTCCAATTGGATCGTTCAGGCGGGTCATCCGATGGCGATCACGTATGCGGAGCAGATCGTCCAGACCGAGGCGCTGCGCCTCCAGGCCACGTTCGCCGACGGCGTCCGTGGACTGCACGTCTTCGGCGCGAAGCTCGTTCGCCCGGACGCCATCGCGGTCGCCTACGTCACCCGCCCGACCGGAATCTGATAGGAGGCCACGACCATGACTGCACGCACTCAGCTCACCCCCGTCCAGCTCGTGCGGGACAGCATCTCCGTCACCGAGGCGGCGGCCACCGCTGCTGCCGCGACCATGTACGTCCAGGGCGTCAACGCCTCCAGCCCGGGTTCGACGATCGACCTGCGCAAGATGCTCCTTCGCGTGATCGTCGGCACCACGGCGACGACCGTGACCGTGCGCGCGGCCGGCAACGGCGTCGACGTCAACGGAAACACGCAGACCAGCCCGTACCCGAGCAACGCCGTGTTCACCCAGGGCTCCGCCGGGGACCTGGTGTCGGCGTCGACCACCAGCAACACACTGGACATCGGCCCGCTCACGAGCGACCGGTTCATCCAGTTCGACAGCTCCGGGAACACCTACCTGTACCTGGACTTCTCACAGGTCACAGGCGTCACCGTCCTCGCCTACGAGCTGCCGTTCGTCCTGGTGTGATCGCCATGCCCGAACAGATATGGATCCGGGGAGAGAACGGCGCGCTCCACCGCATGGACGTGCCGCTCCTCCCGGGCATTCAAGACCGGCTGGACCGCGGCGACCTCACACGGGTCAACGACGACGGCACACCGTGGATCGAGCCCGGCGAGGAGCCACTGGAACCGCCCCGCGGCGACCTGCCGCCGGACGCTCCACCGCTGCCCAAGCGCACCGACAACAGGGCCACCTGGACCGAGTTCGCGGTCTCCCAGGGCATGGACCGTGAGACGGCCGCCGGCATGACCAAGGCCCAGCTCATTGAGGCGCTCAGCCCGGCGGCCGACGAGTAGGAGGGGTTCTGCGTGTCGTTCACGATCCTCGGCAACCAGCCGTCCGACGTCCTACAGGGCGCGCAGATCACCCTCAGCCAGCTGTTCGAGACCTACCCGGGTAGCGGGCAGGGAGGTACGGCCTTGGGCGTGACGGTCGGCATCGCCGCGGCGACCACGCCCGGCGGCGGCACCGGCACACCCTTGGCGCCGACGTCGACCGGCGTGGTGCCGCAAAGCGTCAGCCTCTACCAGTACGTGTGGACGTGCCCCACCTCCCAGGCGGTCGGCGACTACCTCGTGACCTGGTCGGGCACCGTCAACGGCCAGACCCTCACGTACATCAACACGGTCACTGTCGCTTCGGTCGCCACAGGTGCCCCGGCGCCCGGCGTGTACGCGTCGGTGGCCCAGTACCGGGCGTGGTCCGGCGACCAGTTCACCCCGGACGCCAACATCGCAACGATGCTCCGTCGAGCGTCGGAAGCGATGGACCACTACCTGATCGGCGCGGTGTACGCGGTCAACGCGAACGGCATGCCGACCGATCCGATGCTGATCGACGTCCTGATGCGGGCCACCTCGGCGCAGTGTCAATTCATGATCGCCGACAATGATCCGACCGGCGTAAAGCGGCAGTACAGCAGCACGTCGATGGGTGGCGTGTCGACGTCGCGGGTCGCGGCGATGACCGCGATGCCGTTCCCGCCGCTCGCCCCGCAGGCGGCGGCGATCCTGCACGCCGCAGGCATCCTCGGCTCCGCTGCGCTGATCAACTGGTAGGTGCCGCATGATGGAGCTCGCCAACACCACTCTGACGGTTATGCGTGGGGTAGAGGCCAACGCCTACGGCGATTTGTCCGACGTCGGCGCGCCCGTCTACACCGGGGTCCCCGCCGCGATCAACGAGTCGTCCAAGACGGTATTCGACCCGGCCACCCAGACCCCGCGGACCATCCGCACCTCTACCTGTGTGGTTGCCGGTTGGGTCGACATCCTCACCTCGGACACCCTGCTTGACGAGTCCACTGGCGCCTACTACATGATCCAGGACGTCGAGCGGCAGCCCACTGGGCCGACCGGCATCGCGCCGGACAAGATCCTGACACTGCGCTGGCGGTCCGGCGTCACCCCCGGCTCCGACTGAGGAGGCGCGCCGTGGCTCGCATTGAGATCAGCGGTGCATGGGAAGGTGAGGTGGCCTCGGCGGTCGAGGAGTGGTTCGAAGACAAGCTCGGCCCGGACATCGCCCGGGACGCGGCCCGCTACTGCCCAGAACGCACCGGCGCACTGAAGTCCTCGATCGAGCACCACATCGAAGACGGCGACCTCATCGTCTCCGCCAGCGGCGGCGCCGGAGGACGCATCTACGCCGCCTACGTCGAGCTAGGCCACCGCGTCTACCACCCCTCCACCGGCGAGGTAGGGCCCGAGGTGGTCGCCCCACAACCCTTCCTACGTCCCGCGCTCTACCAGGAGCGCAGCGAGTAGACCGGAGGAGGCGCGGTGACGACTCCTGCACTACCGCTGGACGGATCCGACGAGCTGGTCGCGACGGCGTGGATCGGGAGCATCACAGGCCTGACCGCGGCCATGGTCGGCACCCAACTGCCGCCCGACGTCAACGCGGACGGCACCGTCGCCTCATGGGTGTCCACCGGGTACGTGACCGTGGCGGTCGTCGGCGGTACTCCTGATGACCTGCTGCCCGTCAACCGCGCGGTGGTGCAAGTCGACTGCTGGGCCACAAAGCCAGGCAGCAACAAGCCGCCGTGGCTGATGGCAGGGTCGATCGCAGCAGCGATCCGGCGGGCCACGTGGGACCGGTATCGCATCCCACGCCCACTCTCGATCACGGTCAACGGCGTCGCCTACCCGACGGCGGTAGTGCGCTCCGCCTACCTCGCCACCAGCTTCCGGCGCCTGTACGACGACGCCGGCGATTACGCCCGCTACCAGGCAGACCTAGCTCTGGACTGGGTGACTGTTAGCGACCGACTCGACTGAGGAGCCCACCATGCCCAAGAAGGTCCGTGTGACCATGTTCGAAGACCCGATCGAGGTCCCCGACGATGAGGTCGAGGTGCTGCGCTCCCAGGGCCTCATTCACGAAGAGGCCACCCCGGAGCCGGCGTCGCAGCAGCCGGCGGCCAAGGCCACGCCCAAGAAGGCTGGTGACCAGTCGTGAGTAACCTCGCTCTCACCGCCACGCAGTTTCCGAAGACGGGGGCGAGTGCCCCACTCAATCTGACGGCGCTCCTGACCGCTGGCACGCTCGGGGCCAATACCGGCGTGACTTGGTCGAACACCGGCCGGGAGATCTTGTACATCCAGGTCGGCGCGAGCACCTCGACCTGCCAGATCCTGATCGGTACAACGATCGAGGGCCAGACGGTGCCCGCGCTGACCCCGACGCTTGTCGCTTCCGCGATCAACGTGATCGGCCCATTCCCGTCGGACGAGCAGGCTCCCGGCGGCACGATGACCGTCACCTTCGGCACCCCCGCGAACGTCACCGGTGTCGCCCTGCTCCAGTTCATCGGCGTCAACTAACCTGCCGAGTCGCTCAGCCCGAGCCCGCGCCGCGCGGGCTTTTTTCATGCTCGCGCCCGGCCAGGCGCACGACATCTAGGGGATGATCCCTTTGGCCGTGAATGCCGCAAATCTCGTTTTGGGGCCAGCCCGCCTCTACGTCGCGCCCTTCGGCAGCACCGAGCCTGCCGATTCCGCAGTAACGCCGAACGGTCCCACCAGCCCGCCGTCCGCACCCTGGAGCGACGTCGGTGGCACCGATGGTGGCGTCACCTTCGAGGTCGACAACACCTACACCGACCTCACCGTGGATCAGCTGACGATGAATGTGGGCGCGCGTCTGACCGAGATGAAGATGACGGTGACCGCGAAGTTGAGCGAAATGACGCTGGCCAACCTACAGACGTCGCTCAACTCGATCGGCACCACCGGTAGCGGGTCCGGCTACTCGACGCTGGACGTCCCGGTCGGATCCTCGGCGACGCAGCCGACCTACGCCGCACTGATCATCGATGGGTGGGCGCCGACCTTGTCCACCGGCGCAGCAGCTCTGCGCCGCGTCATCGTTCGCAAGGTGCTGTCGCAGGTCAAGGCCACCCTGTCCTACGACAAGAAGACCCAGCAGGCACTCGACTGCACCTTCACCGCGTACTACGTGTCGTCGTCGATCAACCCGGTCCACATCGTCGACCAGCAGGCCTGACGCGCACCACCAACCCTCACACCCTCACCCCAGAAAGAGCCCTCATGGCAGCAAAGGTCACGGCCACGAAGACGGCCGCCAAGCGGACGCCGCGACGGCCAGCTCCGCCTCCCGCACCGGAGCCAGAGCTGGAGGAATCGCCGCTCGACCCGGGCGGCAGCGGCGAGTTCGAGGTGCTGCGACTCACGACAAAGGCGGATCGGCCCGAGGAACGGGTGCCGCTGTTCTACATCGACGACACGATGTACTCGGTCGCCAAGAAGCCGGGCGTGAACGTCGGGCTGCAGTTCATGCACCTGTACCGGACCCAGGGAGAGGCGGTCGCGACCGACTACGTCCTCGACAAGCTGCTTGGCTCCGAGGGCTACACCGCGCTTCTCGGGTACGACGACCTGACCCCGCAGCAGCTTCAGCAGATTTGCCAGATCGCGGTCAAGCTGGCGCTCGGGTCCCTGGAACTCCCAAAAGAGTAAGGGAACGCGTCGCCCAACTCGCCTGGATGCTCGACTACCTCGACGACATCGCGAGCGACATGAGCGTGTTTCACCGGGTGGACGACGTCATGACCCTGGACGGCCCGACGTTCTTCCGGCTGGCGTGGCGGCTGCCCGCGTACACCGGGGTCATGCAGGCCCGCGCCATCGAGGAGACCGGGAGCAGCACTCCCGCTCCGGCGTCCACGCAGCAGCCGTTCACCTACGGCGCCGGGGCTCAGCGGGACATCAACCCCGGTACGAAGACGACGCTCCTGGCCGAGCCTGCGTTCGCAGGGGTCTTCTCCTTCGGATAGATGGACGGGGGGGCCTGGTGGCTGAAGGCTTCCGTATAGCGACCGCGTTTGTGCAGGTCAGCCCCGACACTGAGGGTTTCAAGGAGGAGTTGAAGGCCAAGCTCGACGAGGCCACGGCTGGTGTCGACGCGAAGGTCAAGGTTGGCCTGGACACGTCCGAGCTGGATGCGCGGGTCGACGAGGCGAAGGCCAAGGTCGATGAGTTGTCCTCGCAGCGTGCCGAGCCGTCGGTGCGCCTCGATGACGGGGACGTGTCTGCGCGGGCCGATGACATCAGGGCCACGCTGGATGAGCTGGACTCGAAGACCGCGCGCCCGGATGTGGGCCTGACCGCCGGCGACCTCGACGCGCGTATCGATGAGGCGCGGGCCAAGCTCGACGAACTCGACGGAAAGAGGGTCGAGCCCCGCCTCGGCCTGGATGACGCGGACTTCAACGCGAAGGTCGACCGGGCTGAGGCCCGGCTGGACGAGCTCAACGCGAAGTCTGCCCGGCCCGGTCTCGGCGCCACCGGCAGCGGGGGAGAGGGTTCCGGTGGAGGCGGAGGCGAGGGCGGCGGTCTGCTCGGCGCGCTCACGATGGGCCTGGGCTCGCTCATGCCCGGGGTCGGCGGCGCGGTCACCGGCCTGGGCCTGCTGGGTGGCGTTGGTGCGATGGCGCTCGGCCCGGTCGGGAAGGCCCTGTCGGAGGCGCACCAGGCCAGCTTGAACGTGGGCCTGACCCCGCAGCAGCTGGCGGCCACGCAGTTCTCCAACCAGGTTCAGCAGCAGCAGGCTCAGCAGCAGGCCACGATGGCTCAGCAGCAGGCCGCGCAGGATGCGATCACCTCAGCGTCCCAGGTTGCCAGCGCGCAGGAGCAGTTGGGGATGGCGCACGAGCAGGCCGCCCAGGACGCGGTGCAGGCGGCCGAGCAGATCCAGTCGGCGGAAATGAACCTGGCGTCGGTGGAGCGGTCGGCTGCTGAGTCGCAGATTCAGGCACTCCACTCGGTGCAGCAGGCGCAGCAGGGCGTCGAGGAGGCCAACTACGGGCTCAGCGAAGCGCAGTACAACTTGACGCAGGCGTGGGAGGCCGCGCAGGAGCAGATCCGGCAGCTCAACGACCAGTTGGCGGACAGCAAGCTCAACGTGCAGCAGGCCGAACTCGCGGTGAAGCAGGCCGAGTACCAGCAGCGGCTGATCGACCAGAACGCCTACTCGACGGACCTGGACCGGCAGCAGGCGGCGCTCGCTGTCCTCAAGGCGAAGCAGCAGGTCACCGATGCCCAGGACCAGCAGACCGCGTCGCAGTACCACGCCAACCTTGTCGACAAGCAGGGCGTCGAAGGTAACCAGCAGGTCATCCAGGCCAAGCAGGCGCTCGTCCAGGCGCAGTACGGGGTAACGAATGCGGCGTTCGCCGCCGCCGACGCGAGCCGTCAGCTCACCCTCACGGAGCTGAACAACGCCGCACAGATCAAGGAAGCGCACATCGCTGTGGCTGCGGCGGAGCGGAACGCGGCGTTTCAGCAGGTGCGGGACGCTGAGCAGATCAGTCAGGCGCAGCGGCAGCTGTCGATGGCGCAGGAGCAGGCCGCGTACACGCAGATGCGGGACGCCGAACAGGTCGCCATCGCGCAACGCAACGTCGCCAACACCATCGCCGAGCAGAAGCTGCAGTGGGCGTCGATGATGTCCACCGAGAACGCGGCGGCCAACCAGTTCCTGAAGGATATGAGCCGCCTCAGCCCGGCTGGCCGCGACTTTGTCAACCAGGTGCTGGCCATGAGCGACGGATTCCACCAGCTGGAGTTCGCCGCTCAGAACGCCACCCTGCCCGGATTCACCGACTTCCTCCGCGGCATCCAGGCGCTGCTGCCGACCATCCAGGACGGCGTCACCATGATGGGCGGCGCGATCAGTCAGGCGTTCTCCGCGATGGGCCAGCTGATGCAGACCCCCGAGTTCGCGACCATGCTGAACGGGCTGATCACCAACGGTGTTCGGTTCGCGGACATCGTGCTGCCCGCGTTCGCGAAGTTCGCCCTGGAACTGGGCATCATCGGCGGCCAGAAGGGCGCCGTCGACGGCGTCGCGAACCTGCTCGCAGGGGTGGCCCGCGCGCTCACGGGGATGGCGACCGCTCTCCAGCAGTACACGCCGCAGATCAACGAATTCCTGACCGCGGCAGGCAACGTGATCGCGGCGATCGGCCCGCCGCTGGGGCAGATCATCGGCCTGGTCGCCAAGACGTTGGAGCCGTTGACCTCGTACCTGAACGCGCACCCCGATGGCACGATCGTCACCCTCCTCGGGCAGATCGTCGCCTCGATGCTGCTGTTCAAGCCCCTCGTCAGCATGGTGGGCGCCCCCTTCAAGGCGCTGACGAGCGCGGTCGAATCGATCCGCGGCCTTCCCGCCACGGTCGAGAGCATCGTTCAAAAGATCGTCGCCGCGTGGGGTGGCCTCACCGGCATGCAGACCGGCACAACCGCGGCGACCAACGCGCTCGGCGCCGGTGGTGCAGCAGCCGGTGCCGGTGCGGCAGGGGCTGCCCGAACCGCAGCGGGCACCCGTGGTCTGACGATGCTGTCGGCGGAGGAAGCGCAGGCCCTCGGCATCACCGGCGCGGGCGCTGTCGCCGGAAGCACCAGCAGGCTCACACCGTGGCTGGCCGGCGGCGCTGGTGCGGCGTCTTTGGTCGCCCCGGCTCTCGGCATCATCGGTGCCGGCGTCGCGATGGTGGCCGCTTTCGACGCGGTCGCTACCAGCATGCGCAACGCAGCCGACAAGGACGCAGGTGTCATCACCCAGGCGTCTGGCGTGGTCAAGGCTGCGGCGACCGACCATGGCGTCCAGGTGAGCAAGGCGTTCCAGGATCTGGCGAACTCGTACCAGACGGGCAGCAAGCAGAACGTGGCCACGCTGTCGAACGGCGCCGAGGACTACCGGGTCGCCATGGGTAGCTACAACTCGGTCGCCAAGAAGGGAAACGACGACGTCAAGAGCGTCATGTACCTGGGGCGCACCGAGTTCGGGCAGGCCGCCGGGCTGTTCGTGAACAGCATGGGCGGGAACGTCCTGCAACTGAGCCGGTCGCTGCAGCAGCAGGGCAAGACCCTGAATCAGGCGATGACGGACGGCATGGACGCCGTCTTCCAAGATCTGGGCGGGAAGACGAAGCAGTCGTGGGAGCAGGCGCAGCAGGTCATGGCCGGCGGCCTCGACAAGTACTACACGAACATGCGGCAGACCACCACGCGTGACTACGACTCGATCCAGCAGCTCACAGGACAACTGATCAACGATGCGTACAACCATCGCTGGG